AATTGTAGATTTTGACCCGACATTTATTGCAAGTATTTTTTCAGCGTCAACTGCGAGTCTAGGATTTCAAATCAAAAAGAAAAAAGATACTATAGTAGATAATAAGAACTCTAAAGTAGGTATCAAATGAAAAAACTACTTCCTATTTTATTTTTACTTCCTTTGCCTTTGCAGGCGGGTTATGTCCACAAAATTACGGCGTCCGCGCAAGGCGTGGTTGATGGTAGCTATTCGCAGGCAAAACGCATTGGGTCAACTTATTCAATGAGTTCAACAGGGATAACAGCGGGAACGATGGGGCATTTAGATTCGCCCGCATTAGACAATAGTTCAGTATTAACAGGCGTTGCAGCTACACACGGAACAGGGTCTTACACACAAACCACAGCCGGCGCCGCAACAAGTTTTTCAGAATCATTTATTCAAGGGGATGCGGTAGTAACAACAGCAAGTGTTTCTTCTGGCGTTGTTTCTTCTTTACCAGTAACAGGCGACACAATCACATATTCAGGCGGGTCTAGTTCAGGACAATCAATTGGTATAACTTCTGTAGCAGGCGGAACAATAACATTAAGCCCCGGCGCGGCGGGTTCAAGCGTGACAGGTTCAATTACAAGTTCTATCGAAATCGAGTAATGCGGCGCTTATTTTTAAGCCTTTTATTAGTGTCCAGTTCGCCCTGTTTTGCTATTCCCGTAATTCCAAATTTTTCTGCGGGGTCGAGCATATCACGAACAACAAGTTCACAATCAACACGGGAAATAATTCAATCTTATTCTTACTCTACTGGCTATCAGTACACGACAGGCGGAACCAATGTCGAAGCGGTCACGGCAGGCGGAACAATAAGCCCTGAAGCGATTGCAGGGGCAACTCAAACAATTAACGGCGTTACATCAACAACAACAGGAATAAATTTATCTACTAAGCCACAATGGAAGCAATCAACGGCAGGGGCGGCCACGCAATTTCACGAATCGTATATTGGGCCGGGGCTAAATTCTTATGTCCATATAGACCGCACCATTGAAGTCCAATCTGTAACTGAATCAACGTCAACGTTTACGCAATGATAAAAAAATTCAAGATAGCAGGCGCAATATTATTTTTTTCTGTACAGTTTCCAAGTTATGCAAATACCAATATGACAAATAATCCGGTCAGTAATAGTTCTGGAAGCGTTACCAATTTGGGCGTAATGAATATGCCGACAAGACAATTTCAAAATCAAGTCGGCGGTCAAACTGTAGTCTGTCAATCTGATACTTTAGTCATCCAACCTTTCGTCACTTCATCGGCTTCATTTACAAAACCTTATCAGGACTTTTATCTTGACCCTATATATTCGGTAAAAGATACAGAAGGCGCGACAGATGCAAACGGCGTGACAATAGGCGATGGCGACCCTGACAACCCCGGCCAAATTATCGGATATAAAACAATTAGAACAGCGCAAAAAGATACATATAATATTTCGCCGGGAATCAGTTTATCTTGGAATATTTCACTTGATCGAAAAGCGGTCAGGTTATGCCGTGAAGCGCAACAAAGACAATCAGATTTAATTCAGGCAAGAATAAATGACAATATGTACGCGCTAGAACTCGGACGTCTAAAAACGTGCGGCGATCTTTTATCCAAGGGTTACAATTTTAAAAAATCGTCAAAATATTATAAATTATGCGAAGATGTCGAATTAACAAATCCAAGTAATACTTTGATTAATCATCAACATTCTTTGAAAGAAGTTTCTGTTTCTTCAAACGAGAAGAAGAATTAAATTTTGTACCTGACTTTTTGCCGATAAGTTTCTTTGCGCGATTTATTAGTTGCTTAAATATTGGCTTAAGAAGTCTAGTTAAAAAAGGCGTAGCAGTTGCGGCGGATGTTGCGACAATAGTTACTACTAAAGTTGTTGCGACTACAGATGACGATGGAAGGTATTTATCGACAAAATCAGTTTTCGCCCATATCTCAACACATTTTCCGTCTATTACTTCAAACCCGACAACCTTTTCTTGCGCTTCTGCATTTCTTACATCGTTTAGCCTGAATTGTTGGTCTTTCGCAGGGCAATCAATTTCTTTTTCTCCAATGACGTTATTATTATTATTTTCTTTTGTTTTTGGAATTTCTGGCGTTTTTATATCTGGTATTTCTGGCGCTTCTGTTTTGGTGTTCTGTTTCGGTGTAATGATTTTTGCAGATGGCGAATAATCAGGCGCAAAATAAAATGGTGCGGTGTGATCGCATAAAGCAACATTGCCATCGGGGTCATTATTGAAATGATCTTTTCCACTCGTCAAAGAATCGCGCACAACAGCGCAAGGCGCATCAATGACAGGAACGCCCATATCAATAGAAACAGGCGTATCGAGGACGATAGGCGGTTCAATATGGATAGGTTCTGGAATATGTATGTTCGGTATATTTATTTCTGGTATTTCCAAAATTTAAAATGGAATTACGTTGCCTGTTGATTTTGGTAATTCTGGAACTTCTGGTAAAGGTATTTTATCAATAACTTGTTGAATCATTTTTTCTTTAAAATCATCGCTTGTTACCATCATGTAACCATAGACCCCTGCGCCTAACATTGACGCGCTGATTATAAAACTTAAAATAGATAATATTTGAGAAATACGAGCCATGATTCGAGAAGCATTTTTGAAAGCATTAGTGCCTGTTACAATTATAACCTTCTGTGGAATCTGTGCATTAGCACCGTTATATTTGACTCTTGGGATTATGACAAGGCAAATTCAAGAAAAGGTTAATTAACTGGTTTTGTTTGAATTTCAGTTGCAATTTTTTCTTGTCCCTGTAGTTCTTTAAGTCTTTCACTACAAGAAAAAGCTTTCATTTTTAAGGCTTCACGAGCTAAATTTAATTCATTAATTTTATCTTGAATTTTGTTATGTTCATCAACTGCTACTTGTAGTTCAAGTTTTAGTTGGTCAATTCGTTTTTGGTCTTTTGACATAATTTTAAGAAGGTTTGTTTGCTAATAGTTGTGTTTTGTATGTAGCTTTTACTGCATCTGTCCATACAAGATTGCATAAATTTTTCACTTCATCAGGTATGGCTGTAACACCGTCAGGTTCTTTATCTAAAACAGTATCTACAAAATTGCCTGATTCATCAAGTACACCACAATTTAAAGTGTATCTTTCAAAAGTTCTTGAAATTGGTGTTCCATCTTTTTTAATAACAGTCGCTTTGCGTACTTGTACGTGTTTACAAGCAGTTACGACCTCTAATTTATCGTATTCGAGTGATTCTGTAAGTGCCATTAGGATTAATCTCCGATTAAAACAGATTTAGGCTTAGTTTATAGACTTAGCTCGGTCTATGCTGTTCTATAACAAAAATTCATACGAAATCTTCTACCAGTCAAAAATGATCTTGTTTGTATATGACCACCAGATAAATTAAATATATCTACTCTTGACTCATTTTTACCAACAAAAAATACTGTATTTGATTCATCTGCATCCCTAGCGGAACTACTTGTCTCGCTAATAAATGGATAACCAATGCTTTGCTCTCCATTTGTAAGGTCTTGCGAAGTAAAAGGTAAACTTTGTATAAGTCCAGTTTGTGAAACATCTGAAGCACCACTAAAGCTAACATCCATCATTATGTAACACAAATTTCCAACCTTTACATATCTTGAGGGGAAATTTTCAGTTAATGTACTTCCGATAGTATTTGTAGCCGTAAATACGCCCTCTTCATAGTCATTTAAAAGCTCACTTTCCATTCCTGAAGCACTACCGTCTGCGGCAAAATCAATACCTTTACCAGATGGCATTGCTAAACCATTAGCTGTAAAAGTACCAGCCAAAGAACCACTTGTATTTCTGGTATGGAATGCAATATTTCTTTCTGTACCTGAGTTACTCGATGCCATAACAGTTGCTAATGTATCATCAACTCTTATCTGCATACGATTATTATCATTTGTCGCTTGACCTTTTAGGAAAACAGTACCATCCTCATTAGTTGCAATTATTCTTTGAAAAGTAATAGCGGAATCTGCCGAATCTACACCAGCACGTTCAAAAAAGAATTTGCCAGCTTCCTGAGTAAATCGACTAGCCTCATCTGCCTTTATTCGTTTATTACCCGAGCTATCCAAATAAACATTATTTGCTAAAATTACAAAATTAGAATCGTCATATAAATTAGTTGAACCCCCAATTTGTAAACTTGTAACTGAGGAACCATGAGCATCTGGAGTTATACCTATACCTACGTTCCCCGACTGATCTATTCTGAGTCTTTCATCTAAAACTGTTGTATCATCATCAACTGTAAAAAATGCTAAAGCAGTGCCTTTTGCTGATGCAGTGTGGTTTTGATCTGCAAATGTTCTAATTGATGCACAAGTCGCACCAGTGCCATCATTATTATCTTTAATATGAAAATCTATACCTGATAAATAATCTCCATCACTAGCAGCAGCAGCAGTATTACCAAGAGTTAATGTAGTTCCCTCAACGTCTTGAACATGAAGTTTTGAAAGTGGGGCAGTATCAACACCAATACCAATTCTGTCTGTACCACCATCGAGAAAAAATAATCTTGTATCAGTATTTCCTTCAATTCTAAAATTTAAATTACTTCCACCATCATTAAAATTAGTCTCAGCCGTATTCATTTCCATTCTAGTTGCACCGGCAGTTGCAATCCCTAAAGCATTTGCCTCTGGCCTAAAAATTCCACAATCTAAATCGTTTCTAAACGCAAGACCCGGATTTGAAGCGGAACCGTCTTCAAGAGTTAACGTGCCATCGAGTTGTAAAAGTTCTACCCACCCATCGTTTGCGCTGTTTCGTATTTTTAAAATTCCTGTTGTAGTATCAGCCCACCACATATAGGCATATCGAGTTGCAGGCTGTGATGAACTTGAATTATTACTTACAATCGCAGCTAAAGCATTATTGATGTCTTGCCGGACGTTGGCGCCGGTTGAGTTGTCGATTACGTAATCATGTACCGGAGGCATAATTTAACTCAATTTTTTCTTTAAGGTTATCATAATTTT